TTCCGATTTCTTAGGAAATAGATGGATGGGTATTAGAAGAGGATCTCCAATTCATGCCTATCAAATTAACGATGATGGAACATATAATGTAATTGGACAAGTTAGTGATCCAACAGTTTCTGGATCAACTCTAAGTTTAAAAGTGTTTGGTTATAAGTGTGATTTAATTCAGGGAAGAGATGTATATTTCTCTATAGCAAGAAAGTATGAAATTAATACCATTGTTGGATTAAATTCATCTGGTTCTTCAATTGTATATGAAACTGATAATGATGGCAGATCTGTTCTTAGAGGAATAGATCAAAACTGGCGTGGTACTTATTGGAGAAAAGTATATAAAAATCCATTTATAAGTCTTTCAAACAATAGTCTAATAAAAGTTGAGGGTGAAGATAAGTTCAGAAAAATTAAAGAACTCCCATCAAAACTAACAAGTAAGGAACAAAGAAGTCAACAGCAAGTATCAAATAGTTATTTTGGTCAAGTTGAAGTTCAAGCATATAATGGAATAACAAGAGGCGAAGGTCTTTCTATTGTTGCTATACTAGAATATCAAGTTGATGGAAATGGCGAGTTTATTCTCGATGGAAATGGTAATAAAATTCCGACTGGAAAAATTAAAAATCTTGAATGGAATCAACGTAGTTATGATCCTATTACACAACCGACTGCTTATCAATATTATACCCCACCAGTAATCAATTTTATTCCTGAAAATGGAGAAGGTGGTGGAGCCAGGGCACAGGTCCTTGTCAGTAAAGGTCAGGTTATTAGTGTAGAACTAATCGAAAGTGGGTCTGGATATACAAAAGCACCAAAAGTTGTTGTTGCCAGACGTTATGATGTTCTAGAAGAAACTGATATTGGGGTATCCATAATTAATGTTGCGATGAATTTGGAGCAGTCTTTAGGACTGAGCGTAATCTTTACCAGTATTGATGTTATTAGTAATCAGGCAGCAAGTGTTGAAGCTATTACTTCAACCTTAGTTGACAGTCCTCTGATAATTGATACCAAATTAATTGATATAATTACTCCTGCCGCTGAACCTGTCAGTGAAAATTTATCTACAAATCTTGATGAAATATTAACTACTTTCCATACAGAGCAGCAAGCAGCACCAGTTGACACATTCCATGGTGGAACAGTAATTAATGTTCGTATTAGTACTCCATACATTGTTGGTATTGATTCTTCTTCCACACTGACAACATCAGCAGCAAGAGAAATAACTTCTAGTATTGCTAATGTTATAAACAACACTGCTCTTACTAACATCAATTATTTTGAAGTTGGTGCGTTCTTGGATACTACATTAACTATTAATGATACCGTCATTTATGTTGGTAATACAGATAAATTTAAAACCAATGGATATCTTCTTATTGGAACAGAAATTGTTCGATATTTCCGCAAGATTAATGATCGTTTCTTAAATGTAGAAAGAGGTCAAGAGAATACTACTGCTCAAGAGTGGATTGCTGGAACATTCTTACGACAGATTCCAGATCCAGTATCCTTGACATATGGTGGTATCACTGTTGTTGAGTCTGAATCCAGTCTGGTTACAATTAACGCTGGTGCTAAAGTGTTTGCCGCAGGTCAATCACAAAAACAAATTATAACACCAACAGTTAAAGTTCAGAAAGTTTCTAGACAATCAATTGCGAATATTCAACCACAATTTAATGTCGCATCTATTTCGAGTGTAGAAACCGTTGTAAATTACAAACTAGAAACACCATCTAGTAATATTCAGTCATTTACTACATCAGTCAGACAAACAAACTTCAAAAATACAATTCAAACTGTTCAATCAGAACTTGATATAACCAAGCAAGAGTTGCAGGTATTACTCATCACTCCTCCAAGTGGAGCAGTCGATGGATACGAGGAAAGTGTTTTTGTCGTTGATCCAATTAAAACAAGAATTGGGGAAGTTGATTTAATTGATATCAATGGTAGATATTATGTTACACAGCGAAATACCACAGAGATCTTAATATCAAACGTGACATTTGGACAAGATACGGGATATGTAGGTACCTACACAAAAACAAATCTTGGTCACACAATTAAACATTTTGATGGTTTATTTGATGATGGAGCATGTAATGTTTCTAGTTTAAGTATCTTAGAATTGACTAGTTATTATCCATCATTGACAGTAAACGATTTTGCCGAACGCGGAAATTCTAGTTATACTTTAGTGGGCGATAAGTTTACTCTAATGCCTCCATCAATTCAAAACCCAGTTGCTATTAGTTCTTCTAATGGAACTATTGGTGGTTCAATTGTTGTACAAGATACAACATACTTCCCGAATAATGGATATTTGTTTACTAGTGGAGGAACTGTAATCCAATACACAAGTAAAACAGAAACCCAATTTGATGGTTGTACTCTCTATAGTGGACCAAATTCTATCAATGCCACTGAAGAATTGGTTCCGTTTACAATTTCATAAGTAACGGTATAAATATAAATAACTCAGGCACAAACCTTACGTCGGAACAGAAAACCAATGGCTGCTATTATCTCAGATAAGTTTAGAATTTTTAACGCTAAACAATTCTTGGAATCCTTGACAGAAGGTCCAAGTGAAACCAGTGCCGAGCGCACTAGAATGTATTTCTTTGTTGGGCGTCCCCAAGCATGGAAAGCATATCTAGAAGTATATTCCAAAGGAAGTAATAACTTCACTGTCGGAAATGAAGTATATGTTGGAACATATGGTTCAACTGCTTTCCGTGCCACCGTTGCTGCAGTTTATGATAGTGCCCTCCTTCTTACCGACGTTTTTGGCAGCAACGGCACAAATTCCGTTCCCCCCATTGGTTCTAATTTAAAAGAAACTTCTAATGCTGGTTCTACAGACACTGGTGCTGTTGCCAAATCTGGCGTTTATCGTTACGCAACAGAAGATGTTCCGCCTCTTCCTTTAGATAATCAGAGAGAAAAAATTGCTGTATATGACGAACTCATTGCTGCGAAGCGTATTACTGATGCCTTCGCAAGAACAGTTATCCGTCGTTACAATTGGGATTTAGTTGCAAACCCTAAATTTGATATGTGGAAACCTGATTACTCTGCTACTCCTGGTGGCGGTGGTCAAGTTGGTAAGCAAACAGGTACAAACCAGACAAGTATCTCTGATGCCAAGTTCTACCTAATGAACTCGGATTATGAAGTATTTAAGTGCTTATATAACGGCGAAAATGTTGCGAATCCAACTGGACAAAACGCAACTGAAGAACCAAAAACTGCTGGTGGTAACTATGCTTCTGCAACTGGTCTTTATACCGAGACATCTGGTGCTGGATACATCTGGAAGTACATGTATACCATGCCAACCGATGATGTTCTAAGATTCCTTTCTTCGGACTTCATGCCAATCGTTCTTCCTGCCAACAATACCCGTACTGCTGTTACTGGTGCTGCTGTTGCCGGAGCAATTGATGTTGCTCTTATTGAAGATGGTGGTGCTAACCTACCTGCTTCACAAACACTATTCACTAGCATCAAGGGTGATGGAACTGGTGGAGTAATTGAGTTTGCTACAGACGGTTCAGGCACTATTACTTCTGCTAGTGTCCAAGCAAGAGGATCAGGTTATACATATGCTAACGTTCTTTTAGGAAATGGCAACCTCTTCTCTGATGCTGGTTTAACTACAGGAGTTGCGACACCTGCAAATGGTGTTGGTGCTATCGAAGTTGTAATGCCTCCACAAGGCGGTCATGGTTTTGACCACGAGCTAGAACTCAATGGTAAGCGCGTCATGACGAATATTCGTCTAACTTACGCAGAAGGTTCTGGTGACTTCCCTGTTGATAACGACTTCCGTCGTATTGGAATCATTAAGGATCCATACAACTGGGGAACTACTACGTTCTCAACTGCAGACACTCTTAGTGGTCTAAGATCAGTTAAAATTACTGGTGCTACCGCAGATTTCATTCCTGATGAGCAGATCTCTCAAACGGTAACAGATGGTACTGCGAGAGGAACTGTAGTTTCTTGGACACTAGATAGTGGTTCTTCCACAGCAGGTGTTCTTAAGTATATCCAAACAAATGATGCCCACACAGACCAGGGTGTTGTAAGAGCATTTGAGAGCAATGGATCAAACGCTATTTCCGGTGTTCTATCAGCAGCGGCAGGTAATGTTGATACAACATACGCAAGCACACTTCTAGGTGTTGCTTTCACATCTGGTCTTGCTGCTCCTGAAATTGAAAACAACTCTGGCGATATCATTTACCAAGAAAACCGTCGTTTGATCACCCGTGCTCCTGACCAGATTGAAGATATCAAGTTGGTTATCGAATTCTGATCACAAATAAATAACTTCAAATCCTCTGAGATATCTCAGGGGATTTTTTTTATCTCTATAAATACTAAGGACAAAGAATGCTAGTATTTGGCGGAAAACGATGCCACAGAAGACAAACCTTAATGTAAATCCTTATTACGAGGACTTCGACGCGAGCAAGAATTTCTATAAGATTCTTTTCCGTCCTGGGTATTCTATCCAGACTAGAGAATTAACACAAATACAATCTATTCTACAGAATCAGGTTGAAAGTTTTGGTAAGTACGCTTTCAAACAAGGAGACTTAGTTGTCCCTGGAGAAGTTGGTCTTAACACTAAACTAGATTATGTAAAGTTGTCTTCTGTATCAGAAGTTGCTATCAATGATGGCAATAATAATATCGTATATAAAAAATATGATATTAGTCAACTTATTGGATCACAAATCCGAGGTTTGAGTTCTGGAGTTGTTGCTAATGTTTTAGAAACAAAGTTAGCAACAGATTCTACTGCCGATACAGTATATGTAAATTATCTAAGTAGTGGTAATTCCAATTTAGATAGTACATTTCGTCAAGGAGAAACGCTTGAAGTAGTAGACGGTGTTAATACTCCATTGCTAGTCGTTGGAACCGATGGAAGTGTTCTTCCAACTAGTATCCAAATTATAAATCCAGATACAGATGAATCTACTCCACTAGAAAGCCCTGCCATGGGGTATGCTTCTGCAGTAAAAGTGGAAGAAGGCATCTATTTTGTGAATGGATATTTTGTCAGAAATGAAAAGCAACTTTTAGTAATAGACGACTATTATAACAACCCATCAGCAAAAGTTGGATTCACTATCGTTGAGCAGGTTGTTACTCCAGAAGAAGATGCATCTTTGTATGACAATTCTATTGGATCAGCAAACTATTCTGCTCCTGGAGCACATAGACTTAAGATCAGTTTAACTATAAAAAAATTCAAACTATCTGAAGCAACAGATAAGAATTTTATTCAACTTATTACAGTATACAAAGGATTAGTACAGAAAAAAGTATCTCCCACAAACTATAGTTTGATTGAGCAGACGCTTGCTAGAAGAACTTTTGATGAAAGTGGCGATTATATTGTTAACAATTTTTCTGTAGACATTAGAGAATATGCTCAGAAAGATAAAAATGGCGGTGTCTATAAAGTTGATGAATTTGGATCATATAATGGATTAACCGAGTCAGAAGCAAGCAGAAAGATGCTTGCTGGTATTGGACCAGGTAAAGCATATATTAGAGGATACGAAATTGTCAATAAAGAGACAAAATATTTAGAAATTAGTAAAGCAAGAGAATCACTCTCAAGTGATAACGTTACACTAAAAACTAAAGGACTCCCAACGTTTAATATTACCAACACATATGGAAGTGTTCCCTTAAACAAGGAAGGCGGAGATCTAACAGCATATCCATATATTAATTTGTTTGCTACTTATAATGATGGATCTATCGGTCTTAATGGAACAGAAAAATCTACAGACCATAGACAAACCTTAAACAAAAGAGGAACCACATTATCAAGTAATGACGGTATTAAAACAATTACTATTAATGTAACAAATACCACTACTACTTTAGCATCAATTACAGATGGCACATTTGCTAATTTAGCAGATTTGTATTTTATTAAAACTAGAGATGATTCTGGTAATGCCCTTACAACAGGAACATTAAAGTCTTTATCTTTTGCTAAAGTAAACAAACCATTACTTAATTCTAATGAGTCTGTTCTGTTCTTAGAATTGACAGTAGTTGGAGAGAAAGAAGACATTGAATTATTGATGTTGGAATATGATCCAGGAGACAATAACTATCAAAGAAATCTATTCTTATCAGCAGCAGATGCTGCGATTGATAACAATGAATTGGGATATATCATCGACTATAGTGAAACTATCACACCTTTAGTTGGTAGAGCAAAACCAAGCAACTATTTCCTCAAGAATAGAGGTCTTGGTTTTAATTCAGATTCTGATATTATTTTATCTAAAGGAAAATTAGCAGAAGGTGGTGATACATACAATGCTATTTTTGGTCTTTCTTACTTTGATCCTGAATTTTATACAAAATTACTACTAGAAACTACTCCACAAAATAATAGTTTTGGAATTGGTAAGTATGTTGTTGGATTAACTAGTGGTGCTTATGGAGTTGTTGAAGGAGCACCTTCTGGAACATATTCAATTGGCAATATCTTATTCGTAAAAACTCTTTCCGGCAAATTTACTTCAGGAGAATCCATCAGAGATGAATCCGGGGTTACAAATAAAATTGCTACAGATAACACAATTTCTAAATTTATTGTAGTTAATCGTGGTCTTGGATATGCTGATGGTTCTACTATTGTTATTAATGGCGTAGAATACGATGCTGCTGCAGCAGAATTGATGCGTTTAACAAACGGTTCGTTCTACACAATTCAAATTAATAATAAGTCTGCTCTATCTATAGAGTATTCTCAACCACCATCAGTGTCTGTTAAGCAACCAGAAGGAGCTGCTAACCCTAGTGTTAGTGCTGTTATTCTACCTATCTTAACTAGAAATGCTGTAACAACTTATACACCACAAAATGTAAAATCTGTAACATCACAATATGGATCTGGTAATGCTAATATTTTTACCGCAGACTTAGTTACAGATGATCAATCATATGCTGAAATTAAATCAGTAACCGATTTTACTTTCTTCGGTTCTAAAGGTTACAACTTTATAGAATCTACTAGTTTTAATGCTGATGCAAGTATTTTACTGCAGCAAGGAGATGTTATTCAGTTTTCTGATGAGAGCAATACATTAGTTCGTGCTGTTGTACAATATGCTACTCAAAGACAAGGATCTGCTAAGTCTAGAGTATACATGGACACGGTTCTTCCCGGTAATGTAACTAATACTAGTATTGTTAGATTACGTCCAAGGGTGGAAAATGCTAACTTAGGAACTTTACTATTCCCAACAGGAAGCAATCAAATTAAAAAAGTTTCTAGCACACCAGAACAAACAAATATCAAGTATTTTTTCCGTAGAGATTTTGTAACTACAGCGTCTACTTCTGGTGGCACAATTACCTTTGCTGCTCAGTTGCCATTTGGCACACAAAGGTTTGCTACTTTTACTGAAGAGAATTATATTATTACAGTATTAGATCCAGGTGATGCTCCAAATATTAGTAAAGGTGATATCGTTTACGTTGATGTAGATTCTGTAGACATTAGTTCTGCAACTGATACAGCAAGTGGACTGACATCTGGTAGTATTAGTCTCAATCTACCGACAACATACTTTGGAACTATTCCAGTAAATGGCACATTCCCTAAATTAAAACTATCCGCAACTTTAGAAGTTTCAAATGCTAAACCTAGATTAAAAACTTCTATCGAAAATAGAAGAATTGTTGTTACTTCTTCTGGAGATCGTGTAATCCCGTTTAGAGGAACCAATTACGATAGTGATGTTGTCGAAACTATTTCGTATTCAGATGCCTACAAACTAAAATATGTCTACGAAGGTAGTGCAACACAACCACCAACTGTTGACACTTCAGGAAAATTAATTTCTGGAATAGATGTAACTGATAGATTTACGTTTGACAATGGTCAGAGAGATACTGTATATGATGTTTCTCGTATTGTATTAAAACCAGGTAAAGAACAAACTACAGGTCAACTTGTAATTGCTTTCGATTACTTTGAACAATCACAAGGAGATTTCTGTACAATTGATAGTTATATTCATGAAGCAGGTGTAACTGAAGATCTTATTCCTTCTTTTAATTCTTCTGTATATGGCATTGTAAATTTGAAAAATTTGTTAGACTTCAGACCTAAAGTTGATTCTACATCATTTGTTGCTGGTTTCCAAGATCAGTCTTCTCTTTCTGAAAGTATAGGTAAGTTTGCCGGAGTAGGATCTGTAATTGCTGCTACACCAGCTCCAGATCTTGGTTTAGAATATACAATGTCTTTTAGTCAAGTACAGTATCTTGATAGAATTGATGGAATTTTCTTAAACAAAAATGGAAACTTTATTGTAAAAGAAGGAAATTCTTCACTGAATCCAACCAAACCAGATCCAATTGATGATGCGATTGCTTTATTTTATGCTTACATTCCCGCATTTACGCAAACTAGCAAAGATGTAAGAATTACTTCTGTTGATAATCGCCGCTATACGATGCGTGACATCGGCAAACTAGAGAAGCGTATTGAGCGTCTTGAGTATTATACCACACTAAGCATTCTAGAGCAGCAAGCTCTAAACATGCAAGTAAAAGATGAAATAGGTTTAGACAGATTTAAATCAGGTTTCTTAGTTGATAATTTTGAATCTCACAAGTCAGGAAATCTTATATCACTTGATTATCAATGTGCTGTTGATTCACAACAATCAGTCTTGCGTCCACAATCTAAAGAAGATTCTCTTTTCCTAAAAGAAGTTAATACTAGAGAAGATCAAAGATTTGTTTCTGGTTATAAAAAATCTGGTGATATTATTACACTACCTTATACCAGTTTAAATTTATTGGGTAATAGTTTTGCTTCAAAAACACTAAATCCAAACCCATTTGTTGTTTTACAATATGTTGGTGATGCTACTGTATCTCCAAGTATTGATCAATGGTATGATCAATCAGTAGAACCCCTCGTGGTAGACACAAATACTGATCTGTATAAAATTTTTATTGCCAAGCAAGATGTAAGAGAAAGTTTCTCAAGTTTATACAATTCTTTTGTTGTTAACTGGGTCGGATCTTCTCCGTCATTTACATCTATTAATTCTCTGGGACAGATTAATTCCTTGGAATCTCAGTCTTCTGTAAGTAATGCTTCTATTTCAAGTTCTTCAAACATTAGTCCACAGAACAATGATGTTGCTAAAGGAGTACAATCTTCTATTGTTAGAGGTAACTCTGTATCCACATCATTACAATTCTTTGCCAGAAGTCAACCAGTTAAGTTTGTAATTAGCAGACTAAAACCAAATACCAATATTTCGGTATTCTTAGAGGGTAGAGATATTAGTCGTTGGGTAAATCCAGATCTTAGATTTACTGGCATCGCTGGTAATTCATTGTCAGCTTTTAATGGCACTGTAACCACAGACAATGACGGCAATGCTAGTGGATTAATTTTATTACCTGCAGGTTTTGCTCCTAGACAAAATGCTACATGGAGTGGCGATGTTGATACGGTTGATTACGATACAGAATCTGAAGAAATAAGAGTTACAACAGGAGTTAAAACGTTTAGATTTACTTCGAGCGATAGCGATGTTGATAAACTAACAGTATCTACGTATGCTGAAGTTAAGTACTATGCTACTGGTATTCTACCAGAAAATCCTGTCAGTGTTATTTCCACTAAACCATCTTTCTTTAAGGCAAATGAAGGTGTTCAGTTTGTTGATAGCAATACCGACAATCCAATAAGACCAAATCCACTTGCTCAAACGTTTAAAATTGAAAACTATGATGGTGGAGTATTTACCACAGGTATCGATCTTTACTTCAGCAAAAAAAGCAATAAGGTTCCTGTCAAAGTATACTTAACTAATGTAGATTCGGACAAACCAGGTAAAAATATTATTCCTGGAACAGAAAAAATCCTATCTCCATTTACGTATATCAAATTTTTCACAAATGGAAATGTTTATATTACTAAAGGTGAAAATGTAACGGGAACTACTTCTGCTGCAAGTGGTCCAGTTGAAAAAATTATTGACAAGAATGGTGTTGATTTAGTTCCATCTTCTTCTGGTAGATTCTTATTAACAAATGAGCAAGTATATACTCTCGTTTTAAGTAACCATAATGGTCGTTCGTTTAATCAAAACGAGCAACTTTCAGTTCCATCAGTAACTCTCAGAAACAACACTGAGGGAGAATCTGGCGTTCTGACTGTTGCTAAAGATAGTGGCAAGGTTTCAAATATTAGAATTACATCTACTGGTCAAAATTACACCAACGCAATTTTAACTATCGAAAGTCCACAACTTCCTGGTGGATCTGTTGCTACTGCTGGTGTGGAGGTATCCGATGGCAAACTTTATAATACAGAAATTAGTTTGAATGGATTTGGATATACAGAACCACCCTCTGTCGTCATTAAAGGCATCGGTAACGGCGCTGGAGGAGCGACAATTGAAACTGAGATAGAGATTGATAGTCCTGCTGTTAGAATGGGCGTAGCAGTGGACCAGAGCGGTCTCACAGATTCTACTGTTCCATCACATTTTGAATTTGAGCATCCGGTATATCTACAGAATGATACCGAGTATGCTATGGCAATTGAAACTGACTCAACTGATTATGAACTTTGGGTATCTAGACTTGGGGAAGTTGATGTCGCCACAAGTACTGTTATTACGACACAACCTTCTCTCGGTTCGGTATACAGATCACAAAATGTAGATAACTGGACAGAAGATAATTTTGAAGATGTCAAATTTACTCTATACAGAGCAGAATTTAATATCGCTAAAACTGCAGAGTTGATATTAACAAATGAATCTTTAGGTTACGAATTGTTGGCCAAGAACCCATTCAATACTAACGCTACATCTAACACAAACGCGACTTCAAAACTCTTTAGAAACAACAACAACATTATTCAAGTATCACATAGAGATAATGGATTTGAAACTTCTGGATCTTCTTATGTTTTCTTCAAAGGTGCTGTCGAAACTGGTGGTGTAACTTCTGATGTTTTAAATAGCAAGTTATTCCAAATTACAAATAGTGGAATTGATACTTATAATATCACATCAACTGTTGCCGCTTCTGGAAACATTGAAGGTGGTGGTGAAGTAGTGTATGCTACTTACAATAGAAAATATGAAATTCTATATCCACAAATTCAATACTTATCATTTACTGGAACTAAATTAAGTTCTTCTATTAAAACAACAAATGTTGTTCCTGTGGATTCCCTGACCAATAATTATACATCATATTCACAAACAGATTATGAAAAGACATTTTTAAATGAACCACATTATTTCACGAATCAGAAATTTATTGCTTCGGATATTAATGAGACATTAAACAATGTGACTTCCTTATTGTATAAGTTGTCTCTTTCATCTACCGTTTCTTATCTTTCTCCAGTAGTTGATCTTTCTACGGCAAGCGTCAAAACTGTGTCAAACAGAATCGAATCTGCTACTGGACAGGAAGATAGATACGGAAGAAGAGACCAAATCATTGAGTTTTACCCAATCTATAAGTTCAATATAGGAAATACTAGTGGCAGTCAAATTCAAGACAACCAAGCTATCGAAGGATATACTTCAAAAGCAGTTGGCACTATTGCTAAAGTTGAAGGTTCTACAGTTTGGGTGAGACTCAAGACAAGTCAGTTCTTCAAGAGAGGAGAAAGAGTTACGTTAGGAAATCAACCAACGTTAATTGAAACTGTTAATGGTGTAGTTGTACCAGCTGCTACTATTTCTACAAACCCAATTGAAGTATTCCTTGATATTCCAGATTCGGCAACTATGGTTGCAAGAAATCCATCCATAATTTCAGAATCGTATGATAATATTATTACTGGAACTGCGGTTATTTGGAATAACAAGACTCAGAAACTAGAAGTTAGAAACGACACACAACCACTAGCAGATGATTTCACAGGAAGAATTACTGACAATGTAATATTCAATAGAAATTCTGATGCGAATGATCAACTTGCCGATATCTTTAGAGTAGGAGACTTCTTGAAGTATCCGAATCAAGTAGATGATGAAGCAAGATTCTTAGAAATTAAAGCAATAACTTATGCCAACGGAATAACATATGTTTCCGACAATACTTCTAAGAACAGTTCTACTGTATCAAAATATGTTACAAAGGAAGTTGTAATTAACAACCCAGCAACTGCTATTGATGTTCACTTGACATTAAATTCTAAAGATATTAATGATGTTCAAGTTCTTTACAAATTTAAAAAATCTTCAAGTCAAGAAAACTTTGAAGATGTTAATTGGACATACTTTAATGAAGATGGATCTCCAGATTCACTAGTGATTGCTACTCCAGAAAATACAATTTCTTCGATAGTAGAAAAACAATCATCTTATCAGGATATTACTTACAGTGTGTCAAATCTCCCAGAGTTCTCATCCTTTGCGGTTAAAATTATTATGAAAGGAGTCGATCCATCATTTGTTCCCAAGATTCAAGACATTCGAGCAGTAGCAGCATTCTAATTTCCGCATATGAGTTATATTAAAGTAGAAGGTCATGATGGTCTCGTCAGAGATGAGACCACAGGTGCCATCATCAGTTTGGACGATTCTGCCATAGAATCTAGACGCAAATCAAAACACCTTGGTTCCGCGTTAGAAGACATAAATATGTTGAAGGATGAAGTCTCTGAAATCAAATCCCTACTTAGAGAGCTAATAAAAAATGCCAGCAATTAATGTCGCTAGAACAGATACCTTTGAACAACAAAGGAATAAAATTAATGATATTGGATCTCAAGTATTCAACATTGCCGCTGGTGGTTCCGATTTATCCACAGGAAATTTAAAACTTGGAGATGGATCTAAAAATATACCATCATTATCTTTTATAAGCGATAATTCTCTTGGTTTATTTAAGTCAGATTTAAATATTCTTTCTTTTGTTTCTGGATCAAGAAAGATCTTTGAATATTCAAGTTCTCAAGTTAGTTCTTATAATGATTTTTATGTCATTAAGAATGAATTAGATACTGCAGGAACTATAATTTCTTCCTCAGGAACTGGTTATGGATCAGGAACATATACAGCAGTTCCTCTTACTGGTGGTAGTGGTAGTGGATCAGAATCTACAATTGTAGTAGAATCATTTTTAGGTTCGATAACTACAAATGCTACTGGATTGAAATCTGGTCAATATTTTACTATTCCACTTGTTGGTGGATCTGCACCAGAAAAATCTACGACGGTCAATTTTACAGTTCCAAATATCCTAGGATCTATAAGTAATGCTGGAAGTGGATATACTGAAAATAGTTATGATGGGGTAAGTCTTACCGGAGGAAATGGTTCTGGAGCTCAAGCAACGGTAGTTGTAGATAACACGGGAGTTGTCACAGGAATTACAATTTCGGCATCTGGTTCTGGGTATTTGAATGGGGATGTGCTTGCTCCAGATACCAGCACAATGACTTATGTCGATGAAAGTGATATTACTCAAACAAGTGGAGGACTTGGAGCAACATATGTGATTTCAAATGATCCAAGTAGTATTGACACATCAACCCTAACTTTTTTATCTAAAGGAGATGGATATCTTGTAGGGGAAGTTCTCAGTCTCAATATAGAAGTAACTGGGGTTACATTAACAATTACTGAGGAAGAGGGTGAGCCTTCCAGTCAAATTATTATAACAGAAGCACAATATAATCAATTTACTAATGGTTCTACTATAACGAAAACTGGCGGAACTGGTGTTCTTGCTGCCAATACAACAATTACTTTAAGTATTGATGGAGACAGTGGAAATTACATTTTATCGTTATCTGATCAACCAACAACTGCTGGTTCTATTACAGTAACAATAACTCCGCCATATGGAGAACCAGCAACAAATCTTCAGTATACAATTTCATCTTTAGGATCTGTTGGATCAGTTACTATAACAGATGGTGGAGTTGGATATGCGGTAGGTGACGTTGTATCCACAAATCCAGCAAACTTAATTCAGAGTATTAGTTATGCTGCTACTAGCATTGCCGTACAAGAATTAACTTTCAATCCAGCAATTGCTCTTGGTGCATTAACCACATCAGATCAAGTTCAAGTACAAGGAGGAGTAATTGAAGACACAGAAGTTACTACTGCTTCTACAGGAGGAACTGCTGATGCTTCAGTAGGGGGTGTAGCACCAACCTCAACATCAGGAAATGGTGTTGGGGGATTGTTTGATGTCTCTTTTGATGAAAATGGTGTTGTAATTTCTGCTAGCATTTCAGTAGATGATGCTGGATATAACTACCAAACAAATGATACCGTAACATTAAGTGGTGCTTCTATTGGGGCGACTGGTAATACTTTGATTACCGTAACAGCTGTATCGTCTGATGGAGCATTAGTTGATGTATTAGAAGTTGTTGATAATGGTTCAAATATTACTTCTATAGTTGTTGCTGATGGAGGATCATTCCAAGATACAAATTTAGTAAAAGATAGTACAAATGCATACCCACTCAGTGCTGTAGGATCCCAAAATAGATATCAAATTGATGGTGTTACCACACCAGATCTAACTTTCTATGTTGGTGACACAATTGAAATCACATATCCAAGTGATCACCCATTTACACTAAGTGCTTTTAGGGATGGAATATACTCCCCGAGTCTAGTGTCTTCGGTATCTGGATCAGTAACTGCAGGATCTGCAGTTATGACATTAACTTCCAGCACAGGCATTCTACCAGGAATGGTCGTAACTGCTACTGGTGCGGGAGCGATTCCATCATCTTTAATTGTTATCAGTGTAGACGGACCAACTCAGGTTACATTGTCTGGAAATGCCACAGTTACTGGAGCACTTACAGCGAATTTCTCTGGTGGTGAATATACAGAAGGAGTGTCCAGAGTAGGAACAGTCCTATCTATTAATATTACTGAAAACACCCCCACTACATTATACTACTATTGTACCAGTCATCCTAACATGGGTGGGGCAGATAATCAAGAAGCATCTATTACTATCAACAGTAATAACCCAAGAACATTTGGTTCTGGTTTAGTTCTTAATGTATCTAGCATAACATCAACAAATATTTTTAATACAGATGTAGAAAATTCATCTGTATCAATTCCTACAATAGTAAGTTCCCAAGTAAATGGAGTAAATCAAACTCTCACAGGAACTTTAACGGCAGCTAGTATTATAGCAACAGAGATTGCTGTACCAGAAATTAATTCTGCTGCGGATATTGTAGTTACTGCTGTCGATGATTTAACTTTAAGTTCTACCAATATTACATTTAAAGATAAAATTGCCATAGACACTGATGGCAATATTGATAGTGCTGGATATTTCAAAACAACTTCTTACGCAGAATTTAACGAAAAATTACATTTAGAAGAAGATACAATTTCATCAAAAGCTGGTTACGATATTAATATCATACCAGCAGTAGATCAAGTAGTAAAAATTCCAACAACTACGTCTTTAAATATTCCTTTCGGTACTACAGCAGAGAGACCAACATTATTGGCGGAAAATGGATCTATCAGATTCAACACAGAAAGTCAGCAGTATGAAGGTTACAACGCAACAACAACTGCATGGTCTTCTCTTGGAGGTGTCAGAGACCAAGACGGTAACACCTATATTAAAGCAGAGGAAACTGTTGGCGCAAACGACAATACTTTATATTTTATTAATGATAATATTAACACTGTAAACGTTACACCAAATTCTTTAGAATTTGTGAATGTGAAGAAGCAAAGTTCTATTAATACGGCAGCGCCAAATTTTGTTAACTGGAATGCAAATACTCCTGTTGTTGCTGGAGATTATTTGAAGTGGAAGAATAACTTATACGAAGTTATTGTAGACGGTACTACAGGCGGACCAGGATCACCTCCAGTTGATATATCAGGAAATAATTTTTTAAATGGCAATGCCACACTAGTTTATAGTCAATTAGCTGTAGCACCTATTGTATTTGAAGATATTGAAGAGGTTAGAATTGATCCAACAGGTTCTAGTCCTATTGTCATTAACAATGACTTAAAACTTTCAGAAAATATAATCTCTTCTGTTATCAGTGATATTTTAATAGCGCCAAACAGTGGCAAAAAAGTAAAAATTGATACTAATACAACACTGGTTCTTCCATCTGGAGCGGATGCTGATAGGGGATCACCTGATCAGGGTTCTGTTCGTTTCAATACATCTGCTCTTCAGTTTGAAGGTTATGATGGAGTCAACTGGGGTTCTCTTGGTGGCGTCAAAGACGTTGATCAGAATACTTATATTATACCAGAACTTTCTCCAGGATCAAATGAAAATATTTTATATTTTTATAATGACAATAACAATACGTTAAGACTCACAGCAACAGCACTTGATTTTGACACAGTTGATACTATCAGATCTGTAACCAGTAATGAGTTTGAACTAACTTCATCTCTTCTAACACTTGATAATGCATCAACAACTATTGATAACACTGATACGACAAAAACATTTATTCATAGTAATAAACCAGCATTAGAGTTAGGTCTGTCATCTGGATTAAATGTCGATCCAATTTTAAGATTCCAAGACACTGGTGATATTTTTTATAATATTGGATTTGGTACTGGAGTGTATGATGGTGTTAAAATTTTTGATTCTGAACTAAAAGAATTTGAATTAGCAGATTATATAATTTCAACTAAAAAAATTACTTTAGTCAAAGGTTCATCTGAAATTGGAAGTGCTGTTCTTTACAGTACAGTTACTGCTAATGGTTGCCGTTGTACAATTCTTTCAAAGAATACTGCAACAGGAAATAAGTCGATGATGGAATATGGAATTATCAATAAAAGCACTACCGACATTTACAATAACGAATACGGTGGTCTAAATAGTTCTCAGGATGGTTTCACAACTACATTTGATTTTACTGATGAAAATGAAGTACGTGCAACTGTAACTTTAACCAATGATCATTTAGTTGGTAGTTCCGTAGAATTTACTGTAGTCACACACGCCCTCAAGTAAAATGCCTGTTAATTTAAGAGAGTTTGATTCACTTGGTGGATTTTCTATTAATCAAACAACAATAATTGATAAAGATAAAAACGCTAAAGAATTAAATTCTTTAGAAATAAAAAATTCTTTTTATACCGATTCCAACGCAACAAAATATATTTTGCGTGGAGCTAACAGTGGTTCATTACAATTAGATGATGTTGGAACATTAATTAATATTGAAAATAATACGATAAATTTTATTACTGGTCAGATTATTGCTGTAAATCCCAACGGAACATTATTCGCAAAAAAATTAGAAAGTGCTGTATTTTGTAATGGATCCGGTGCGGTATCTATTTCGTCAACTTTAGAGACAACTATAAAAGATGATATTCCCGAAGGAGAAACTTGGGATGTTGTTCCTTTAGGGTCGGTAAATAATTTCACATATAATACTACAAGAGCAGGAACAACATCAAATATTAAATGGATTGCTATGACAGATGTTGTATCTATCGCATGGTCGTAATTCGCTAAATAATAACTAGGAAAGATGAACGAGCGCACGCACCATGAGTTTTCATATCAATTCAGATAAAGAAAAAATTAGAGGCGTTAATCCAAAACTTATTGGTGATAATGAACTCACTATTAGAGGTGGTACTGGATCATCTGAAAAAGAAATTTTAAGAACTCAACTAGATTCCGAAACGGATTTACCTCGTGTTGGTATTAACAGAACTGGACAAAGAGTTAATACTATCACAATTACCGAGTCTGGTTCTGGGTATACCGCCGCACCATTAGTAGAACTCACAGCACCTCCCGAAGGTGGAACACAAGCTTTAGCATCTGCCTTTATTTTCAACGGTCGTGTTATTAACATTGCAGTTAATAACCCAGGTAGTGGTTATAATACTGCTCCTCAAGTTGTTATTAGTGGTGGTAATGGTTCTGGTGCTGCAGCAACATCCGCACTTGATACCGTTGACTATGAACTTGATATTAATGGTGCTATTAGAACTTCCACGTCTATCATTTCAGATACGGCGAGAATTCTAAACCTAGATATTGACAACTTTATCACTCCAGATACAAATTTTAGAGCGCCCAACTTAAAAACATATCAAAATAATACTGGTACTTTATGGGCACCAAATATTATTCTTCAGGAAAATTCATTTAGATATTTTGGTTCAAATGTTTATCAGGCACTAAATGCTGGAGAAACTGGACCTAGCGGTCCAGAGCATGTTGATGGTATTGTTGCAAATGGCGAAGTTAACTTCAAGCATGTTGGTTTTCGTGTAATTAATGAAGAAGAATTTAGATATAATGATACCGGAGACGCAGGTGTATATCCTCGTTCTATTACTCCTCTTCTAGGAGATAGATCCGACAAAATTGCTACTACTGAATATGTACTTAACCTAGCAACAAATGACGTTGGTGGTCGTGTTTATGTTTCAGAACAAATTGGTTCCGATCTAAATGATGGTCGTTCTGCTGTTGCTCCTGTTAGAACCATTAAGAAGGCAGCACAAATTGCATGGTCTACTCCTGGTGTCAAAGAAACGTTAATTATTTCTGGTGGTGATTATGTAGAAGACAATCCCATCTCACTACCACCAGACGCATCGGTTGTTGGTGATAACCTTCGTTTGGTTATTATAAGACCAAACAATCCTGGCAAACACATCTTTAAGTTCGGTGATAAAAACTATGTCACTGGTGTTACTTATAGAGACAAAATTGATGCTAATGGCGATGCTGTTGCTACTTGGGATTATGCTATGGTCTTTGACGACAAGCAAAGAATTCTTGTCGATAAAGAAGTAAATGGTGATATTGGTGTAAAGTTTCCAATTGGTCATCAAGTTTTTGGTCCAGATCAATTCCGTGTTGATTTTACTGGTAACACAGGATTATCAACTCTTGCTAATGGATTGGATGTAGTTGGTTTAAATACTGGTTCAAGAGCAAATATTATTGATGTTAGGTTTGAGGAAACAACTGGCGCTAGCGCATATATTTCTGGATCAGCTGATGTAGAACTAAAAAGTGGTTCTTTTGTTCAAGGCGAACAATTTTCCTATATCACATCTGCTGGAACTGGTGCGGCAGTTAGTGGATTAACTATTACTGCTGCTTCTGGAGAGAACAAACTCAGATCTACTTCAGATCCGTCATCTATAATTCCAGCTGGCACATATGTGTTCGTGGATGATACTAACGATGCTGTCTTTACGCAAGGTTATTATCAAATTGCTTCAATTACACCAGATGATATTGATACTCCAACTTATTGGGATATTAGATTTTTTGGTATACTAGGAGCTCCTGAATGGAATAGCACTGCTGCGATTAGTGTTAATATTAACCAAGCAACACCACAAATTGAAACTTTTAATTCTACTTCACTAATTTCAATTAGAGCTGAAGGCGAAGTTGTATCAGTCAACGAAGATTTTGAAGCTTCGTATCCTATTATTAGATTAGATTTCTCGAAGCAAGGAGATCCATCTATTACACAAAACGGTTTCCAATTTGAAACATTTGGAAATTCTGAAGATATTGGTGGTGTTGTCTTTTACACAAGTGAACTTGTAGGTAGAAGCAATACTCACGAATTAAAAGAAGGTGAAGAAATTGTAATCTCTGGAATGCCAACTTCCAATCCAGATCTATCTGCATTGAACGGTAAACAGAGAATTTATAAAGTTCTAGAAGATGCTGATGGTCGTGCTAGAAGATTTGTAATTCCCAAAAAATTTCCTGCTGTCGTTGACAATAATGTTCAACCAGGACAAACAGCAGTTGCAAAAACTTTCACGAGAAGTGTTACATTATCGCTCCTCAACTCACCAAACACATTCGCAACCGCAACGCCTGTCGAAAGAAGGTATCAAGATGCTGTTACATTCATCCGCAACAACAGAGAATTTATTGCCGATGAAGTAGTAGGAAAAATTAATGATCAATTCAAAAGAGATTATTATTCCGTATATGATATTGGTGGACAAGCAACTGCTCAATTTACACCAACAAATGTAACTTATAATCCTGCTACAGGAGATACTGTATTCACAGTAAATAACCATGGATTATCTGTAGGAAATGGTATCAGGATTGCTGATCAGTCTATCACATTTACATGTGCGATGGATGGCAATCAAACAGAACACGCATTACCTGATACGGATCAATTTGCTAGCGGAAGATCTTTACCTATCACTGCATCTGATACAAACACATTTACTGTAAACGTTGGTGCTTCTGGTCCAGATCAGCAGTTTACACCCTCTGGTGCAAATTATGATCCAGCAACAGGAAGTCTTGTTTTAACAGTCGGACCACATACATTATCTGTTGGTGAAGGTATTATTATTGATGACAATTCGTTGTCCTTCACATGTGACATGGATGGAAATCAGTCAGTTAAGACTTATCCACGTCCTGGTATTGATCCTTTTGCTGGTAGGTCTATGCCTATCACAGCAGTTGCTGAAAATACTATCACCATTAATGCTGGTATTTCAGGTCCCAATAAGTATTTCACACCAACTGGTGCTAATTATAATCCAGTAACAGGTGATATGACAGTCACTGTTGGACAGCATGGTCTTGGGGTCGGACGTAGCGTTGTTCTTGCTGACAACTCATTTACGTTTACATGTGATCTGGATGGAAACGTACTTCAAAGCACATACCCACGTCCTGGACAAGATCCATTTGCTGGTAAGTCTATTGCTATTACTAGCGTTGGTGCTACTCAACATACCGCAACTGATGCTCCTTATGACGCAGCAACTGGTGTAGTAACACTAACTGTTTCAAACCATGGATTTACTAACGGTGATTATGTTAAAATTGATAATGATTCATTAACATACACTTGTGATCTAGATGGTAATGTTGCTCAAAAATCATATCCTCGTGCTGGATATGATTACCCATCAGGTCGCTGGTTAGAAATCAGCAATGTAACTACCAACACATTTGATATTAATGTAGGATCTTCTTCTTACACTGGTACTCACACCTTCGTCAGTGCGGCTGCCAATGGCATTGACCACCAAGATGGAACGTTTACAATCAACGTTGGAACTTCTTCCGACACTTCTGCTCATACGTTCATAACTGCATCAGCAAATGCTATCAAGCATGAACCACAATCAATACATAGTTTTTCTGGTTCAGCATCCAATGCAGTAAAACATCTACCACAGTCTGTTCACACATTTGTAAGATCTGAATCAAATTCTCTATCTGTTGGTGGTAGTTCTTTCAGCATATATCTCGGAACATTAGATCATGTAAATACTTGGGTTAGTGGCGGTACTGTAACTTCATCTACTGGTGCTGTAGTTAACGTTACTAATTTTGTATACGACACTTCAAATACTGGTGTTGCTGTAGTAACAACTGACCAACCATTAACTCTAGCAAATGATGATATTGTAAGACTAGCAGATTTGCTAATTGAATGTGAAGCTGGACAGAAAATTTATCCAGCATACAGTGCTCCAACGTCAACAAATTCTGGAAGTAATGGCGACGTTCAATGTAAGCAAGATGTTATCCACTTCTTAAATGCTCTAACACGAGATTTAGAATTTGGATCAAATCATAATATTATTGAAGCAGCAGATAGATATGTAGTTGGCGCAAAAATTGCTTATATTGAAAATGAAATTATTCAAACAGTTCGTGCGATTGAATATGCTCGCGAACTAGCAATCTTTGCAATGTGTAATTGGAGAACTGGTGACAGAACACAATCCAGTCCAATATACGTCCCAGAGTTTACATCGTCAGAAAGATATT